GATGGATGTCTTCAGTTTCATGTTATTTAACTCCACATGTCGTTTATATTCTTCGACTGTCATTTCATGGGCAGTCAGGTTTTTTGCCAATTGAATCAGTATGTCGTCCAGTATTTTCACTTTAGTCATAGTCCTTCCTTTCCTTCGTATTCGTTGATTAAGTCGTATGAGGGTTTACCGAATAGTGTACCATCTACACTACACTTGTTACATGGAATTCCGTTCCTATTTCCCTTTCTCAATCTGTTTCGTATCTTGGTCATAGGTTTACCGAACCATACATCATGTAATGTCTGTGTCATGAGGTTACCTACGATTTGTGTCCTGTCCCAGTCATTACAACATAGGATACAGTCACCATTCCAATCTACAAACATCTTATAGAACGGATAATAACAGGGTTTACCCTTAAGTTTCTCTATGGATGAGTCTTCTATACCAATCCAGTCTACTACACCACTTCTGTTGTTCAGTAACAATCCATGTTGTTCTGCACTTCCATAGTGTACTCTATATTTATATTGTGTTTCGGGTGCTATCCCTGCTTCTTGCATGATTGCATCAAAGGGTTCTACCTGTTCAGGCCCATCATAGAGGTTGATGTAGATATTGGTCATACCTGCATTGAATAGGTCTTTTGCGTATTGGGGTGTTAGTTTGTCACCATTAGTGTTGCACTCGATGACATTGGTAGGTAGTTCTTTTCTTACTGCATGAACAATCTTAACGAACCATGGGTTGAGTAGGTTCTCACCGAATCCACTGAAGGATATCTTACCTCTATAGTCTGACCGTTTTAACTCTTCTGCAATAATTGTCGCACCCTTGACTGTAAGGTGTAGATTTCTATTGTCGTAGACCTTTGGGTCATGTCGTGGACAAAAGACACATGTCCTGTTACACAACTCTGTAGTGTTAATCTCTATCGTGAGGATGGAGTCGAGGGGTGTTAGGTCTTGATTGTCTAGTTTGTTCCAGTGATTGGTTTCTTGTTGTCTGCGATGCTCTAAGAATTGATACTGGTCAACTTCAACAATAGGTATTGATTCTGACATGGGGATTCTACACTCAGTCTTTTGGCTTGTATAATTTAATAAGGTCGGATACAGTGACTACTTCATCATCAATCATCTGTTCAATCATATTCTTACGACCAATTTTAAAACCCGAGTACCAACTCGACACCACTAATGCGATGATGAAGACTATATGTATTCCTATTAAGATATCACTCATGATTGTATTTAGTCGTTGATATCCTAGTAGTTGTCATAGTCATCGATGTTTAGTTGACTACCCTTTGTCTTTGTCCTTTTCATGTCGAGGATTGGTCTTCCGTAAGCACCCCATAGTTCTACGACAAATTTATAAACTCCGTACCATAATACTAATGCAAACATATACTTAAGTACAAATACAGTCATATTGAATGGTATGAAGAATAGTCCGATAAGGAAATCCATTACACTTGTTCCTTTAATCTGAGTGAGATAGCTTCACTAATGTAATCTAACATAGTTTGTGCATCAGATACTTCAAATGGGTCTGTTCCTGCATTGTTACCGAATCCTTCTTCACTGAAGACTTTCTCCACAACACCATCGTTGATGACACATGAGTATCTCCACGACCTTGAACCAAATCCTACATTGTCCTTCTGAACTTTTGCACCAATTGATGCAGTGAACTCTAATGAGCCATCTGCAAGAGGTTTGACATTCTTAATACCCAAAGATTCGAACCATGCATTCATTACGAATCCATCGTTGACTGATAAACAGTAGACCTCGTCTATGTTATTCTTCTTTGCAGTAAGTGAACGATACTTCTTATCGTATGCAGGTAATTGTTTTGTTGAACATGTTGGGGTGAATGCACCAGGCAATGCAAATAGAATAACTCTCTTATCTTTAAAGAGTTCATCTGTTGTTACTTCTGTGAATGTCCCCGTGATTCCATCTCTCTGAACGAGTGATACGGATGGGATGGTTTGTCCTTCATATATCATAATATATTCCTCTAAATTATATACCCATTATACTACCTCTAACCAGTTCTGACTAGAGGCTTTTGTATAATTGTATAGTTATTTATACAAGATAAATACGACACACTTTTTGTAGTGAGCCTGATTTCATCATGGTATCGAATTTGTCTGCAAAGGAATGAACCGAGGCAGACATGTATGCGTAATATTGCATTTATATCTCCTTTTTGTGTTGTATCTTTCAGTCAAGATTGGTATGTTCGGTTTCCCTACTTACTCTTTGTGACCTAGTCGTTACGTTTGTGTGACACTTGTGTGACACAATACTATTTAGACATTTCTATTCTCTAATATATGGGGTGCTATCTTTGCCAAATCTTCTAAGTACATATCCCAAGGGTAGTGTCGTAGACAAGAGGATGCCATTCTTCGTATCTCTTTTATATCATCTCTCTTATATCTACCTCTAGGGTTCTGTAACTCTTTTAGAAACTCTGCAGTGCGTGTTAGTGCGATGTATCTTTCATCTGCCATTGTCATACTAGTTTACTCCAGTCTGTATCTTCAGACATCAGTTGAATTTGACCTCCAAACTCCTGCTGTAAACACAAATTCTTATATACACCAGCAGTACTCATTTTAAGTCCGTAGGCTCCTTTAGGGCATCTGTAGAGTGACCCACTTTCACCATGGAAATGAATTTCATCTTCACGATTAAACACAAGAGTAATACCACTGTTCATTCTCCATGAGGAGCCATACAAATAACCACCACTCCAACCTGCTAGAACTTTATAGAACGGGAATGTGCCTTTACCTTCTTTAACCTTTAACACTACCCAACTGTCTGGCGTGTATTCACTCATTTAACTCTCCATCCAAGTGGAAAGACTTCCCTCATCTTCAGTTCAGTTTCCATTGCAATTTTAATTCCTGCATTGATTGACGGTACATTCTTTAGAACTGCACCAATGTGGTCTGTATCCATATCACATAACTTAATATACGATAATGGTTGGTCACCGTTAATACCGTATGTTCCCCATTCACAGGCTTCTCTAACCTCTTCATGTGGTTCTGCAAGGGTGACAATCATCCATTGTTCGTCACCATTACAACTAGAACGAACATAGTCTAGTCCACCATCAACCATGTACTCTTTACCGTTCTCATCCTTGTGGGTAACATAGTCATGTCGGTGGTATGTCCGAAGAATCGTACCATCAGGGGTACGAAGTGCATTGCGTATCATACTGTAATCAGTCATGGTACTACATCCTTTATGTTGGTGGGGCTAACAGGACTTGAACCTGTAACCTACTGCTTAGAAGGCAGTTGCTCTATCCAATTGAGCTATAACCCCATATTCTGAGGTTATTCTATAGATTGCATTTAGGTATTTTTAAGGATACTCGTCCTTGGTGGTCACGGAACACTTCTAGTGTATCTCCGATTTTCCATCCCAAATGTTCTAAGGGAAGTTCGACATCAAGTGAGATGATGTCATTGTTTTTAAAAAGTTTATATTCGACAAAGGTCATGTCGTTATAGTCTTTTGACTTTTCCACTGTAAGTTTCCTTATGTTGGTGGTAATGGCGGAAGATATAGGATTCGAACCTATGATACCCGTAAAGGTATGCCAGTTTTCAAGACTGGTGCATTCAACCACTCTGCCAATCTTCCCATGTGGTGGAGTATACTGGGTTCGAACCAGTGACCCCCTGCTTGCAAAGCAGGTGCTCTCCCAACTGAGCTAATACCCCAAGTAAACTATTCTTTAGTTTTAACTTTCTTACCCTTTGCATAACCAGTACGAGGTTTTCTCTTTCTGACTGGTTTCTTTCCATCTACATATGCCTCATTGACATGAGGTGTTGACTTGTCGTCTGCAATGAACTGACCTTTGTCGTTCTTTGCTCTTTCACCCGATGGTAAGGGTGTTAGAAAGGTCACTAATGATTTCCAAAATGACATAATATTCTCCTATTTCTCTTTATTATATTATACTATAAAATGGTCTCTTTGTCTAGAGGGTTTCTGCAACTCTTGGTACAAAGTCTACACCACCTCTTCTGACCAGTTCATTACGAATCTTTTGATTCAACTTACCCTTTCCTTTTACAAGGTGAGTTTTATTAAATTCCTCAATAAGTTCCTTCAATGGTGTACATTTCATGTAGTAGTGTACAGTTGTTTTCTTAGTTGACCCTCTTGCAACAGTAACAGCTGTTGGTTTAAATTTGATTGGCATGTGAGTCTCCTATACGAACAGTTCAACTACTTGAACTAGTAGTATTATGGCTGTTAGTGTTGTTAAAATCTTCAATATTGTTATCTGTTTTCTCATTTCTTTTCCTGTGAAATTGTAAACTGCATTCTGCACCACAAAATATGAATGTACCTTCAGTATTCTCTATCCAGTACTTTATATCTGTTTGTTGTGTAAATGTGTTGCAAACACTACAGTTCATTGTTATTATAATTGTGGTTTATAAAAGGTGACTTGAGTGAATCTCCACTTGTCATCCTTATAGTTATCGTAATCATCAATCCACGCACCATGTAGTTTGTTACCTGCAAAGATAACACATGTATTGAATTGATTAGGGATTACCTTAACCTTTTTAAACCTCTCTTCTACTGGATACATCAGATTCATCTGTTCATTATTTGTAATCCAGTCTCCTGCATAGACAGCCGTTCCACCATCACCTTCCTTGTCCAAGTATACTAACTTGTTCAAGACCGATTCGGAGTCATGACACTCTAGTTTAGAGTCTATGTGGGGGTAGTGTTGTAGTGTAGTGTCATTAATTGTCTTTGATTGAAAACAATTAAACTCGTACACTTTGTCCCAATTGTACTGTCCCTTCCACCAGTACCTACGACAAATATTTAACAATCTGTTATGATTATTAAAGTATTTTCTCGTTGGGTGTCCTATGTTATGGATAAGTCTGCAGTCGTTATAATCGACCGAATTCTTACCTGTTTCAAGTTCGGAATTGTACTTCCATAATGGATAGTCTTGTTCTTGCAACCATTCATAGATTGCATCGGGATTCTTATAGTAGTCTTTGATTGTAATAACACCATCATCATAGACTGGGGTCAATACATCACTAAGTTCAAATAAAGAGTCGTTATCAAAAGATTTACCCATTACTGTCCCCTAATGGTTGTATTTGTTTATAGTTAAAAGGGGGTGAGTTGTCTTTATACCTTTTTGTATGTGTCAAATTAAATGATATGGATATCCTTTCATAGTCATCGTCATGTTCACCTTTCGGTACTTCATGTTCCAACCACGAAGGCCATATCAACACTTCACCTGCAACTGGATGATATATTATCTGATTAGTTGAAAATCTAGTACCCAAGTATTCAATTTGTTGACATTGATGGTCAATATCTTCAGGGTGTCTTCGATGCATTTCATCTCTGTTATCAAAGATAAAATTTCTAGGTTCATTGGGGTTCTGAAACATAATAGGAGAAGTGTCTTCATCTACTTTAATGTAGAGAGTTCCACTCATTGTTGTCCCTTTATGATTGTGTCGTGGATGACTATGTTCTGATTGATATCGATTGACCCATATAAAACAGTCTATCTCATCTCTAGTACAATCATACACCTGTTTGTTACCATATCCCGAACCCATAAGTTCAACATAAGTATCCTTAAGTTGGGTCACAATAGATGACATCCAATCTTTCTCTGCAAATGTCTGTCTGACATTCTCATCAAAGTAATTAGTGTAGTTCTTTCGGTCTTCATCCCCTTGGAGTTCTAACATCTTTTCAACTTCATTACGGATATCTGTAATGATATTTTCAAAAGGTAATTTTAGTTGAGCACGATGTATGTTTATCGGAAACAACGAAAGTGTGTTCATCTCTATGGGTTGGTATCTCATCCCCATTGATGGGATGTTGTCAATACCTACAGTACTTTTCACTCTTTTCATAATATTATTTAGGGTCGTTTATTTGACCTCTACCTTGGCTCCAATTGCTGGTTTATCTTTAATGGTCACATTTCTATAGTAAACCACGACTTCACCCATCTGTTGAATGTAACGTCTGAGTTCTTGATTGTTCTGAATCATTACCTTGTAGTCACCAACAGTTGTTGCAACAAATACTACGTCACCACTGTTCTGTTTCTTCATCTCATCGATGAATCTGTCAAGGTAAGTGTAACCAACAGGCCACTCGGGATTCTCTCTGTCCTCTAATGCACAAGTCTTTGGTCTGAATAACTGATGTGTACCATCTGCATTTACGATATGTTCACCATTCTCATTCAGTCTCATCTGTTGAGTACAGTTGTTTGCAATTTTTGCTTCTGATACTACAAACCATTTAGGTGCAGTAAGGTCTAATGGTCTTGGTAAGACTGGTTGGATGATTTCTATCTCTATAGGTTTTGTTACAACCTCTATGTTTTTAGTACCCAGTAAACTGCAACTACTTGTTAACAGTGCTAGTGTCAAGATTGCTAATGTTTTTAGTGTCATTCTCTATACCCTCCAGTACATCAACAGTTCCCTTGTTGAATCGGTTTTCCATAAGACCTGGCTTTACTGTTGCAAGTCTCTCAAAGTTATGTTTAGATAGAATCTCCAAGTACCTTGACTTCTCTTGTTCTATCTCATTGTTTCTACGACTCATGTTCTGTAAGGATTCAGTCTGCACTGCAAAACTCTCCTGCACAACTCTAAGAGTCTCTTTCTGTTCCTCTACTGCACCTTCTAACTTAATGTTATTTGCAGTGAGTGTAATGTTCTCTTGATAAAGGAAATAACCTCCCATACCCAAGACAACGATGATACCGATGAATAATTGATTCATTAGTCTACCTCTATAATTTTAACTTCAAGTCCTTTAACAGAACGAATCTCTACCATATTGCGAGTTTCGAAATCTCTAAACTTCAAGTGTTTTGGTTTATTAATAGATATATTCCTAGAAATATATTCCGATTTGTACATCGCACCCGAACCCGAGTCCGATTGACGATATATTGTGATTTGGTATTTGGTCTTGAATAGGTTCTTAAAACCTGTCCATACCCTACCGAAGAATCCTTTGACTCTTGATAATTTAGACATAATTAATCCATCCTGTAACGATATATTTGTTACTTTTTAGAGGTGGGTTACCTCTGTGTGTATGTGTGAACCCTGCAGGCCAGATAAGAACATCTCCCTGTTTTGGGGATATCCTAAGTGATTGGTGTTTGAATTCCATCTCACCCCCATCTTCTACATCATTTAAAAATATAGTCCATACCAATACTCTATAATTTTTAGTCTTAGCACGTTCCCAGTGCCATGTATGAAAACCTTCAGTGGGTTGAGTCTTCTGTATCTTTCCTTCAAACACTCCTAACTCATCGTCTCTTAGTCCTTGTAGGTCTGTATAGTGAGGTATGCATTCATGTTTAAGTGTATCAGTTAAGAAAGGAACTATTTCTTCACCTTGAAATGGATATTCTTCCATGCAATTTTTTGTGAAGCTTTCAAGATTCAATGAACGGTCTTCGACCGAGTGACGCCTATGATGTCCTCTTGAGGCAGTAAAACCGAGTTGTTCATAGTTATCGAACTGTCGTATGGTGGCATCACATATTTCTGCAGGTATCTTTGCAGGATACAACCATATGTGGTCTCCTAGATATTCAGTTTTAAATTCAGTTTGTTCCATAGTATTATTTAGTGTTTATTTTTGAATACAAAAACAGGTAAAAAAAAACCCCAATCGTAATTGGGGTCGTTAGGTATAAAAAATGAAATTCCCTAACTTCTTAACTCTTTTAACTGGTTGATGGTATCTTCTGCACTCGTGTGTAATATTCCTATTCCACCGTTTGCTTCCCAAGCATCAAGGTTCTTCTGTCTGTCATCGATAAGGACTCCACCTTCGATTGCAAACCCACCTTTCTGACTACCACTCATAGTGCAAACAACAACAACAGTAGGACTAACATGTTCTTTAATCCATTCGTTTTTGTCATAGACAACTAACTCTCTGTTCACTGTTCCAGCTGCAGTTAGGATTTCCCAAGGAAGTCCTGTATGTCTAACGTATCCGACAAGGTCGTACATGTCATGCATAGGTGGTAACATTCTGAACAGTCTTTTGTTCGTTAACTCTTCTTTCCTTAAGTCATAGTTGTTATGACCATCGGGAGTATTAGGGAACTCTTCCCCTGTAAGATACTCAACACCTGTATTGAAGTCGGCAAGGACTCCATCCATGTCTAAGTAAATTCTTGTAATTTCTTTGTTCACTGTTTTATCTTCTTTCTTCATTATATACATAGTATACCATTAAATGACACGCACTGTCAAGTGTTTTATGCAACCAATTCTCTTGTTTTGAACCATTGTCCGAGAGCTTCATCGGATAGACATTTACTTCCATCCACCATGATATACTCAACATGATAACTCTCAACATCTCTTGTCCCACTAGACTCATAAGTCCAAACTTGAACCCTAGAAAGAATTCCTTCTCTCATGTAACCATAATCACCATTCTCCGTGACTCTTTTAGAAGTCCACTGACCCTTCTCATTCTTCTCAAGAAGGTAAGGAGTCTCCCACTCTTCAATGTGGTCTGACAAATTCTCTTCGTCAATCAGTTCCCAATCTAGGACATATTCCATAGATGCAGGATTCTCATACGAGTGAATGAATGCAGTCTCTTCGACAAGACCTTCAAGGTACTCAGTGTTAATGAAATCTATATCTGTAATCAGATATGATGAACCACCTTTAAACTTCCAATATGGTTCTGAAACACCATGTTCATAATCTTCATTATGAGCTGCATAGTTTTCTTTGTATTGGGTTTGAATTATTAGGTTTAACATATTGATTTTCCTCTTTGATTTCTCATTATATACATAGTATAACAGAAAATAGGGGTCATTGTCAAGTTTTTACAACCAAAAAGTCTGCAATAATCTCTCTTCTTTACGATAGGCTTCTAGTTCCCATGGTTGACGACTATAGGGGGTCTTTGCATGGTAGACAGTTTTGTAGTTTCGCATCATTGGAGATAGGTCTCCCTTGATGAATTGTTTTGCATGGACTAGTTCATGAGCAAGTGTTTGCATCATCTCTTCAAGGGGTATTTTGACACCTTGTGTCTCTCTTGAGAGGTGTATCTCAACCTCGTTTCGGTCTCCCCAACAGAGTCCGTATGCACCACCATCACATTCCTTAGTGACATTGATGCATATATCAATGTCTCTTCGAAGTCGTGGCATTAGGTAGGTTAGGATGGAACGGACGTATGTGTTAATACGTCTTTTTTGAGCAATTTGACCTGTAAGGTAGATATTAATCATCGGTATTGATTCTCTCTCTATTCTTGATACAGTCATTATCTCACTTTATGGGGGTCATTGTCAACTCTTTTCGACCCCTTTCACCTCTTTTTTGTCCTTATTATTGGGCTTTTGACCCTTATTACCAAAGATTAAGTCCCAATTTGATGCATATTTCTTATCATCAGCGTTACGTCTCTTTGACCCCTTTCCACCGTGCCATTGGTTAGTCATCGTCTTCTACTAGTTCTTCTACATGTTCGGTGTCAATATCTTCTCCACAAAATGGACAGTGATTGACCTCATAGATGTCATCATCCATACTGTATTGAACTACGGCTTGTGAATAACATGATTCACATACTATGTGTACTTTCAAGTGGTACTCCTATTATTTCTTCATAAAAATCACTAAACTCCACTACCTTACCATTTCTAGTGACATAAGGTAGTGGGTCTTTGATGTCTTTGTAGGGGACATCCAACCCTGCGTAGTACTTCCTTACTAAATTAAACTCCATTGGAATCTTCTTAAAAACATGAGTGTACCTTATGTCTTCAATAGTCTCCAAATTGGGGTTGTTTAGATAAAGGTGGTACTCCACACTAGTCTTCCCAGTTTTCTAATAACATCTCATAGTTATAGACACCGTCTTCTAGGTCAACTTTAACCCATGTCTCTGCATCCCAAAAGGGTCTACCATCTTCATCTTCTTGCCAACTGTTTTGAAGGAGAATACCATGTTTAACTTTGTAACCAATTTGGGTACCATCTGACATGTGTTTAAGTTCAACACCAGTATGTTTTCCCCCTTGAGCAGGTGGGGTATCGGCACTGGGAGGAAAATTCAGTCCTTCCACACCACTACTTTGTTCATCTTGTAGAACTTTTTGTTTTTGGGCTAAGACAGTCAAGTTATCAGCAAACCATGAGACTAGTCCATCATATCCTTCAAGATTTTCAATCACATCGTCTGTGATAACTCTGATTTGTGGCATACTTTTTGCAGTTGGAAACTCCTGCAGGAGTTCTTCTTTAGTGAAGTGTTCGTCCAAAATACCATAGTCAAATTCTAGAGAATTCTTTTCACAGAATGCTTTAGCTTTTGTACAGTTTGGACAATCGGTTTTACCGAAAATTTCAATTACTCTTTTCATAATATATTCCTTATTATTACATATTTTCTAGGTTAAATCGGACATGGTCATAATCAGTTAGACCATCTGATAAATCACACGGAGTGTAATTTTCTGAATCCCATTCGTTGTTTGTCGCATTGATGAGTGCGCACTCATTTATCACATCATCTATTAGTTTATAGACTTTTCGTGTTGTTTCATCTTTCACTACATTTGGCATTTCTTTTGTTCTCCTTTAAGAATTGTACTGTTATTTATAACGAGAAACCACTGAAGGTATCATCATCTACATCTTGTTTAATACCACCAATTACATAAGATTCTATCTCTGTTTCTTGTGGTGCATTTTGTAATCCTCTACTGTTGAACCAATGTTCAGTCCATGGTAAAGGGTTGTTTGTACTTGAGATGTCATATATAGGTTTTAACCCAATTGCACGCAATCTCTTGTTTGCAGTGTATTCCACATAGTTACCTAGTAACTGAGTAGATAGTCCAATCATAGAACCATGTTGGAATAAGAACTCAGCCCAATCTTTCTCTTGTTCTACTGATTCTCTATACATATCGTACACTTCGTCTTCACAGTCCTTCATGACCTTAGTCATCAATGCATCTTTCTCTTGATTCTTGTAACACTTCAGTATGTGTTGAGTGATTGCAAGATGTTGTGACTCATCCCTTGCAATAAGAGAGATAATCTTTGCACTACCTTCCATAAGTTTCAACTCACCGAATGCAAATGAACATGCAAAGGATACAAAGAATCTGATTCCTTCTAAAATGTTCACTGATATCAATGCAAGGTATAATGCTTTATACAATTCGTATTCATCAACCTTCTGACCTATCAATTGTTTTCTACCTAAGAGAATGAAGTCATCGTATCTCTTCGTTACTGTCTCTGCACGAGCAATGATTGCTGGTTCGTCAAGGATGGTATCAAACACATCACTTGGGTCACTATAGATGTTCTTTATAATGTGAGTGTAACTTCGTGAATGAATGGTCTCCATGAAATCCCATGTGATGACACATGACTCTAATTCGGGTAATGATATAAAGGGTAGGAATGCAATTGCAGGAGCTCTTCCTTGAACACTATCGAGTAGTGTTTGGTATCTTAGATTGGATGTAAAGATGTGTTTCTGTGATTCAGATAACTTCTGATAATCACCTCTATCTTTCTGTAATGATACTTCTTCAGGTCTCCAAAAGAAACCTAATTGTGTTTGTGTTAGTTTGTCAAAGATTGGGTACTTAAACTCATCAAATCGTTGTGTGTTCAATTGTTCACCAAAGAATAGTTTCTCTTTGGTAAAATTTACTTTCTTTTTGTTAAATACTGTCATCTTCTATCTTCTCTGTGGTATACTCATCAAAATTATTTTCGGATGATTCGTTTTTTGTTATACTATATGCTTTATGCCAATCTATTTGTCTTTTTGATTTTTCAGCAGGTCTTTGTTCTGTGGAAAGGTATTTAGAACCAATCCAGTCGTATGACATCTCCTCTCCTACATTTTGTCCAACTGCACCTTTGGTCATATAGAAATGAATAAACATGTGATAAGAATAATCACCCATAAGTGTATCTCTCCAGTGTGCAACATTTGGGCCTTGATATAATAATATGTCTCCTGGCTCTAATTCAATTGCAATACTCTTTCTTTTTCTAATTGGAATACCTTGTGTCTCGGCTTTTGCATCCTCATTCCAGTTGGTCATTGTCCAATTCTTAGTATTGTCTACCCATATCTTCCATGGTTTATTGTCATCTGTTTTATAATCTAGACATATAGTAGTTGATACTTCACATTCGGGTCTATCTGAATGTACACCTAGGTATGCACCTCTGTCATACTTCCTAGTGTAAGAGTATGTTGGGATTAAATCGAAATCAAAATTCTTTTTAAGTATCCCCCACATAAGTTCTTGCATAGCAACACCCATAGGTAGATTGTGATTACCATTGGATTTATTTTTACTTTCATCAGGCACATGTTCTGTGGTAATTATCTCTTCACGTTCAAAGAATTTATTATACTCGGGTTGGTGTTCCATTGTTTTCCAAGTATCCAATGCAAACTGTATAATTTCTTTTGGGATTGCATTTCTTATAACTGCAAATCCATTATTGATATAATCGTAAGTGGTCTTACTAATATCACCTTTGAATTTTACATTCTTAGGGGTCTTTACACAAAAGGTGTTATCGTCACCTGCAGGTTTAATAGTTTGTATTTTATATCGCACAGGCATCACAGTCTTCCCCATCATCTAGAATCTCACCTTGTGGTAAGGGTTCATCTTTAACGACATCCTCTGTCTTCCCATCCATAGTATTTTGGTAATATGATGTCTTCCAACCATATTTGTAAGTGTTCAACATATCTTTCGCCATTACTGATACTGGTACTTCTCCGTTTTCATAGTTCTCAGGATTATACGACCAGTTACCACTGATTGCTTGGTCAAAGAACTTCTGCATCACTGCAGCTACTTTGATATATCCATCATTATTTGGCATATCCCATAATAGAGTGTAATGACTCTTTAACATGGAATACTGGGGTACTACTTGTTTCAATGTACCCTTCTTAGACTTCTTAACACTAAGGTAGTCTCTTGGTGGTTCAATCCCATTCGTTGCATTAGAGACCACTGAGGAACTCTCAGAGGGCATCTGTGCAGTAAGGGTGGAGTGTCTTAGTCCATGAACCTTAATTCTAGTTCTCAATACTTCCCAATCCATCAACAATTTATTAGGTGTGATTTCATCAACCTCTTTCTTATAGTGGTCAATAGGTAACAGTCCTTGTGCATACTTAGTTCTGTCATAATATTCACATGCACCCTTCTCTGATGCAATCTGATTAGATGCACATAGTAAATGGTACTGAAACTTCTCTGATAACTCATGCACTAGTCTATGTGCTTCGGGGTCATCATACTTAACCTTGTTCTTTGCAAGGAAATGTGCAAGACCGATGTAACCAATACCTAGTGACCTTCTTGCAAGTGTTGACCTTTCTGCAGCTACAACTGGATACTCTTGGTAATCAATTAACTCTTCTAGTCCTCTTACTGCAAGGTCACACATTTCACTAAGTTCTTCCATCTTGACTATACCGACATTGATTGCACTTAAAATACACAATGCAATCTCTCCTTCTCCATCAATGTGACTGATTGGGTCTGTTGGTAATGTTATCTCTTGACATAGATTACTCATGTTAATCTTGTCTGTAAAACTACTGTGAGAATTGCAATGGTCTATATTCATAATATAGATTCGTCCTGTCTCTGCACGTTCTTTTAATAAGTCCGTAAACAATTCTCTAGCAGATATCTTCATCTTTGGAACACTACTTTTACGTTCATACCTTTCGTATAATTCGTCAAACTCATCGGTTCCAAATGCATCATATAACTTTGGTGCATCATGTGGTGAGAACAATGTAATGTCCTCGTTCTTCATAAATCTTTCATAGAATAGTTTTGATATCTGAATACTGTAATCCAGTTTTCTTACTCTATTATCTTCAGTTCCCTTGTTGTTTTTGAGTACAAGGATGTCTCTTATCTCTTGGTGCCATATTGGGAAATGTACTGTTGCACTTCCACCTCTAACTCCGTTCTGAGTACAACTTCTTACTGTTGCTTCAAACTTCTTAAGGAAAGGTATCACACCAGTGTGTTGTACTTCTCCACCACGAATCCTTGAACCAAGTCCTCGTATTCTTCCTGCATTAATTCCAATACCAGCTCTTTGTGCAACATATCTTCCGATTGCCATGTCACTCGAAAAGATTGAATCGAGGGAATCTGCTGAATCAACGAGTACACATGATGCGAACTGTCGTAAGGGTGTACGCACTCCTGCCATAATGGGTGTTGGAATGTTAATCTTGTACTGGGATATTGCATCGTAATACTTTCTGATGTATTCAACTCTATTCTCTCCATATGACTTAAACAGTGTCATTGCAATTAACATATACATGAACTGAGGTGTTTCAAATATCTCTCCGTTACTTCTATCTTGTACTAGGTATTTGTCCACAATCTGTTGTAGACCTGCATAGGTAAAAGTTAAGTCACGGTTATGTCTGATGTATTTGTTGCACTCTGCAATCTGTTCTTTTGAGTAGTGATTAAGAATGTCTTTATCGTACACACCCTGTTTGATATTCCTATCAATAATATCACCAAGTGATGGATAGATTTCATTGTCCTTCCATTTGGTATTGAACACTACTTTCTGTACTCCAAAGAGTAACAGTCTGGCTGCAACAAATTGGTAGTTTGGATTTTCAAGTGATATCAA